TTGGAACAGAATAGTTATTCTATCACATACCAATGTGGCCTCTGCAGAAATAATAAAAGCAGTTAAAAAATTATCTGAATTACAAAATATTTCTGTAGAAAATTTAGAAGATCAAATTTGTACAATTCATAGCTATTGTAGATCTTTGTACGTAAGGCAAGAAAAATTTGATAAAGAAGACCACCGTGCATTTTTAATGAGTCAACCTTTGATGCAAAGATGGAAAAAGAAATCTTGGGAAAAACATCCACTTTATGAGTTTACATCACAAGCTCATGGTAAAGAAATAAGTTTTCAAGATTACTGGAGAATTTGCGATCGTGAATCTTTTAAACCTTATAATTTATCAATGTTAATACATTTAAAAGATGCTTACGATAATTATAGAGTTAAATTTAAAAAATTGTCTTTTGAAGACATGATAGATAATTTTTATTTTAAAGCTAACGATCCAGAAGATGTAGATGCTTTGATAATTGACGAGGCACAAGACTGCAATAAACCTCAAATAAAAGCGTTACATAAAATGGCTACAAATGTAAAAGACAACCATTATTATTTTGTTGGAGATGCGGATCAAACTATATTTGAATATTCTGGATCAGATCCAGACTATTTTCATAAACTTTCAAAAGATGCAGAAGAATTAGAAGAGGGTTTAAGATGTGGTGAAACTATAAATAAGATATGTAAAAATATTATTAAACCTATTTGGAAAGAATATAAGTATGAGAGGGTTTGGAAACCAGCTAAAAATATAATTGGAAAATCTTATTGGATGCCTGGTTTTGATAGAGATTGTAAAGCTACAGAAATACTTTTAGATAAAATAAAAAATACCGAACAAACTTTTTTATTTACCTTTAGGGGAAAACCTTCTGATGATCATATTAAAAGTTTTTTCTATAGACATGGAATAGACTTTGCACAGATAGGAAGTAGTCCTCACATTTCAAGAAAAGTTTTTAGATGTTTTAAAACTTGGAATAAATTTTTAAATGATAAAGTTTCTTTACAACAAATAAAAGAGTATTGGTCTTATTTAGGTAAATTGGTAAAAGTTCATGGTAAAGGAGAAGTAAAACATTTAGAGGACTTAAGGAATAAAGAATATAATGTACAGGAATTAATAGACAAAAATTTACTAAAACCTGAAGTTATACAGTATGAAAAATTTGAACAAGTTTTATCTGATACAGATGTGTATGCAAAAGTTCCATTAATTAAAAAAATATTAAACAATGGCACAGATGTAGAAAAGAATCCTAGAGTAGAATACGGCAATATTCATCAAGTGAAAGGTTTAACTAGAGATAATACTATTGTTGATCTTACCATAACGAGAGAAGAACAACATTTTTTTGAAGGATTAAGATTAGCTTATGTTGCTTATAGTAGAGGTCGTGAAGATTGTTGGACGGTGGCATCTAGAATGCCTAACTTATCTTTAGGAAGAATTGAAAATAGAAAAGAGATTTTGCAATTAAATAAATGACAGAAGAAGAATTTTATAGATTTATAAAAAGAATGGAAAGAGAAGTTTATGGAGAAGAAGATGAAGGATAAAATATATAAAAAACAAGTAGGAGGCAGTCACTACAAATCTATGGTTATTCAGCCATCAGAATTTATTAACAGAAATAATATTCCGTTTGCAGAAGGCAACGCAATTAAATATTTGTGTCGCCACAAACAGAAAAATCAAAAAGAAGATTTGTTAAAAGCTAAACATTATATTGACATGGCCATTGATAGAGACTATCCTGAAGAAGTGAAAGAAGAAATAAAAGAGAGTTCTGGCAAAAACTCCCAAGCAGTAACCAGCGGAGTCTCTCAAAAAAATTCATGGGGGATTGTTAAATAATGTGTAACAGTCCAAAAGATTTAGATTTAGAAAATATTAATACAGTTGCTATAGACATAGAAACTTATGATCCTAATTTAAAAACCAAAGGTTTAGGTGCAATCAGAAGAGATGGTTTTATTTGTGGTGTTGCAATTGCAACAGACAAAGACACTGTATACTTTCCAATAAATCATGCAGATACTGACAAGGAAGATTTAGACATAGATAATTTTTGGAAAATTTTAAATGAAAGAATTTTACAGAATGAAAACATTACAAAAGTTTTTCATAATGCTATGTATGATGTTTGTTGGATTAGAGCAATTACTGGAAAAATGATTAAAGGTAGAATAGTAGATACTATGATTGCAGCTTCAGTATTAAATGAAAACGAAATGAGATATTCCTTAGATTCTTTATCAAAGAAGTATTTAAAAGATTCAAAATATAAGTTTGATTTACAACAAAAAACATTAGAGTGGTCAGGAGGTATGGTGAAAGATCCTATGTCTAACATGCATAAACTTCCAGCATCTGTTGTAAAAGAGTATGCAAAACAAGACGTTGCATTAACTTTAAAACTTTGGAATCTTTTTAATAAAGAATTAGATAAGGTATTACACACAAAAGAAGATGGAGAACAAAAAACTTGTAGAAAAATATTTGAATTAGAAACAAAATTATTTCCATGCCTTGTTGACATGAAATTTAAAGGAGTTAAAATAGATGTCCAAAAAGCAATACATTTTGGTAAACGTTTAGAAAAACGTAGAGACAACTTAATTAACATTATAAAAAAAAGAACTACAGTAGATTTACAAATTTGGGCTGCAGCTTCTATTAAAAAATTACTAAATCAACAAAAAATTACAGATTATAAGAAGACTCCTAAATCTGGAATGCCACAACTTCCAAAAGATTTTTTAACAAAACATAGTAATAGATTTTTAAGAATGATTGCAAAAGCAAGAGAATGTGACAAAGCAAAAAATACTTTTGTAGATGGTTTATTAGGTTTTGTGCATGAGGGTAGAATACACGCAGATATAAATCAAATTAGATCAGATCAAGGTGGCACGGTCACCGGAAGATTTTCTATGTCTAATCCTAATTTACAACAAATTCCAGCCAAAGGTTTTATTGGTAAAAAAATGAGAGAAATGTTTTTACCGGAAGAAAATTGTGTTTGGGGAAGTTTTGATTATTCTCAACAAGAACCACGTATTGTAGTTCACTATGCAATAAAGTTAGGAGAACCTGGAACAGATAGTCTAGAAGAAGAATTTAATAAAAAAAATGCAGACTTTCATCAAATTGTTGCAGACATGGCAAATATTTCTAGATCACAAGCAAAGACAATTAATCTTGGTTTATTTTATGGTATGGGTAAAATGAAATTACAAAAAGAATTAGGATTAGATAAAGAAAAAGCCAAAGAACTTTTTGCTGATTACCATAAAAAAGTACCCTTTGTTAAATTATTATCACAAGATTTAATAGAATTTGCACAAGAAAATAAGTTATTATTTACGTTACATGATAGGTTTTGTAGGTTTGATCGTTATGAAGAAACAAACAGAAAATGGAATCCTAAACTTGGTAAGTTTGATGAGGTGCCATTACTTACACGAAAAGAAGCTTTAAAAGAATTTGAACGTAAGTTTAGAAAAGCTGATAAAAAATGTCAGGGAAGAGATTTAACAAAAAAGGAATGGGAGTATTTTACTAATTACTATGTGCCAGCTTTTACGTACAAGGCTTTGAATAGATTAATACAAGGGTCGGCTGCAGATATGACAAAGAAAGCTATGGTGGATCTTTATGAAAAAGGAATATTGCCACACATACAAATTCATGATGAATTGTGTATATCGATAGACAACGATAGCACAGCTAGAAAAATTCAAAAAGTTATGGAAGACGCTATAACTCTTGAAATAAAAAATAAAGTTAATTATAAGAAAGGTTTAAATTGGGGCTCAATAAAATGAGGATTTATGGCTTACTTAAATGCAAACATACCGGTAACTTACGCTCAAATAAGAAGAGAGTATCTTTATGATCTTAAAAAACATCATGGAGAAGTTGAAGACTGTATTATCTTTGGTGTGGCAAGCATTACTGGAAGGCCTTTACTATTTCATGCTATTATGGAAAACGGTGCAGTATTTTACCGCTTACCAATTAGCGCGTTTATTCAAAGAGGATACGAACCATCTGTCGTTCCCAAGCAACGACTTGATGAGCTTCAGCTCTGGAATTGTTTTTCTTATTATCCTGCTGTTTCTAGTTATGATATTTTAGATGGTCAATCAGGTAAATATATAGGTAAAGATAAAAAATGGTACCATGGTGCTTACTTATTTACTGTTGATTTTGCACACCCAGATAGTAATATACTAGATACTGATCATTCAGAAATTCCGCACGAACATAAGTGCGCACACATACTTGCGTTAGAAAACGGCAACTATGCAGCTCAACCTAATAACAGACTAATATGGGATATTCCATCTTTTACAGTTAAAGATGAAATTCCAGATTGGAAAGTACAAACTTCGGAGTGGAACGTAGAAGACACCCGACAGTGGAGAACAGAAGACACTGACAAATTTTTCTACGAGATTGAGGAAAAGAAAAATGATTAAAAAAATTAAAGAAAAGATAAAAGCTATGTGGAACTGGTATGTTAAATGGCTTTTTGATTGGCAAAAGTAATGAGTAAATGCAAGGACTGTCATTGTAAATGTCACTGTAACGAGGAACTTCATGTAGACGATTATGGTGTATGCACTTGTAACAATTGTAAATGTGGAAAAAGAACTTACACCTATGAAAAAGATCATGGGCATGATATATCTTACGAGAACGAAGTAAAGTATGATTGAAAAATTAATGACGATGTTGGTAGGTATCTTGCTTGCACTAGCAGGTTGGAGTCTATCTAGAACTTTTGAACTGTCAACTATCCAGGCAGTACATGAAGACAAAGTACATAAACTTGAAAGACAATTAGAAAAAATAGAAGACAAGATGGATAAGATGATGGACTCAGATGAAGAAATCATGGACCAACACAAACAATTATTTAAAAAATTAGAACAAGGCAATACAGGATATAGTTATAACTAATGGGTAAACCTCTTAAAATTTCTGAAGAAGCCGCTGTACAAATGCCGATGAAGACGGTAGCCTCGTTGATCGCGATGGTCGCGATTGGAACCTGGGCTTACTTCGGTATCATTGAGACGCAAAACAAAATTTCTACAACATTAGAGCTGATGGAAAAAGATTTAACTGAGAATACAGAATTTAGAATCAAATGGCCGCGGGGCCAACTTGGGTCGCTTCCCGCAGATAGCGAACAATTCATGATGATCGAGGATCTTTACAAGACCACCGATAAATTGAACAAACATATTGAGTCTATGGCTTTAAACAAAGTTAACATAGAATTTTTAACAAAACAAATGGACAAAGTTTTAACTGATATAGAAAAATTAAAAGATGCATCTAGAGAGATGAAATATACTAACGGAAATCATCAATGATAGAATCTGTAATAGCCCTACTGATGTTCGTAAACGGAGAAATTAAAGAACACCTTATTCAACCGTCGATGGCCCAATGCTTACGCGGAAAACGTGAAGCGGAGAGACAGTACAGTGAAACTGTGTCTTACAAATGCTATAAAGGTAAAGCTAAAACCGAAATATATCAAGGTAGAAAAAATATTAGAGCATTAATTCTTGACTAATGCAAAAGTCTAATAAAAACAGAAATCCTGTAGCTAAACAACTTAGACATTTTAAACAAAAAGTGATAAAGAATAAGAAAGCATATGACCGAAAAAAATTTTCTAAAGTTTTACCCTGATATAGTTAATGGGACATGTCCTACATGTGAAGAAGTTACTATGCTAGTAGGATTAACTAAAGATTTTTATAGATGCCTTAGTTGTGGAACAGATCTTCAACAACATGTTAATGGTAAAATAAGTTATTTACCTGTTTTAACATCTCAAAAAGACAAAGAATTTATAATTAAGGACTGGATTCCATAATGGCTAAAGCACCTAAATTTGGAGTTAGTTATTACAAAGGAACTACCCCTAAAAAACGTCCTGGAAGACACACTAAGAGGTTGAATAAACATAAAAAAAGAATGACAAAAAAATCAAAAAGATAGTTGACAAATATCCTTTGATATCCTATATTCAACTATATGAAAGAAAAAATAATAACTATAAAAGCAAAAGGTATATCTCAAAAACAGTGGTCTAATCTTTTACTTGAATTAAATCTTGTGAAAAAAGCATGGAGACCATATGGTGTTGATTTACAGATGAATGCTCCTGGTTTAAAAAATATTTTAAATTACGGAACGTTTGTTAATGATAAGTTTAACAAGTGAATATAATACAAAAGATTGATGAAGTTGCTAATCTTTGGGAAAAAACTAAAGATCCTAAATACAAAGATGAATGGTATAAATTAATAAGGAGATTTTATAATGGACTTAATACTATTGAACGACGGGATATATCATCTAGTCGAAGTAACAAAAGAAATGACAAAGGGAATAGCATTGTTAAGTGAAGCAAACTGTTTTGATCTATGCGATATATTAAGAGTATATTTAACTACTTACTACGAACATCCTATAAATGTTCACGTGATGAATGATGATAGTGGTATTTTTTTTGGGTGTATATGCAGATAATAAAACATCCTAATAAAATTTTAAGACAACCAACTGAAGAAGTAAATTTTCCATTAAGTGAACAAAATAAAATTATAATAAAAAATATGATTAACTTGATGTATCAAGAAAATGGAATAGGTTTGGCTGCTAATCAAGTAGGGCACAGTATGAAAATTTTTGTTATGGATGTGAGTAATGAAAGAAACAATCCACAAGTATTTATTAATCCTGTTGTTAAAGCAAAAAACAATATAAAAATGAGTGACATTGAAGGATGTTTATCTTGTCCTGGTGAAGAAGTAAAAGTAAGTAGATCTTTATCAGTTAATTTAGAATGGAAATGTGAACATGGTAAAAATCAACATAAAACATTTTATCACTTACCCTGTCGAGTAGTCTTACATGAAATGGATCACTTAAATAATAAATTAATTATTGATACACCTACTCCTAAAGAGGGAAATAAGAAGTAGGTAATGGTGAGAAGATAATTTCGACTACCATATTTTTGTAATATTGTCAAATGCTGCTTTGGATTTTAGGTTTTGGTTTAGGAATTATAAGTTCATTTTCTTCCTCGGCCATATTAGTTTGTGCACAAAAAAATTTTACAAGTGTCCCATACTTATTAACTTCTTCTTTACCAAGTTCTTTAATTTTTTTAAGACTTTCTTCATAACCTGCTTCCATACAATCATAATGAGAGTCATAAATGTCCGGCATTTGAAAAGGCTCCAGGCAGGTATTATAAACACTGGTACAAAAAATCATACTTAATAAAAATTTCATTGACAATCCTATAAAATAACCTATATTGTATACATTAATATGAAAGGAAACAACTAATGACAGACATGAGTAAGTACAAAAATGTTTCTCTAACAAAAGAAACATATTCTATTTTAGAAAAGTTATCAAAGGTATTATTGCCCGATGGCAAATTATCTATTTCTAAAACTATAGAAGTTTTATCAAACGAGAAAGCGAGAAAACTCAATGGCAAAATTAAAAATAAGTAATGTTATAAGATTAATTTGTGATACTTGTAACGGAAACGGGTTTATTAAAATACAAGATCCAGAAGATAAGACAGAAATAAATGTGCATCAATGTTGGGATTGTGATTCAGAAGGAGAATTTTATGAAACTATTGGAACTAGTAATCTCATTAGTGATGATAACAGTGGCAATAATACTTTACAATAATGGTACGGGAATCTGATATAGCATACATTGCCGGTCTATTTGATGGAGAAGGAAGCATTACCATTACTCGTAGACCTGAAAAGAAAAAGAAAAGCAAAGGAGAAGGATATAGAATTTCAAACTCTATGAGAATTAGCATGGAGATAGCAATGACAGATCAATCTGTGTTAATTTGGGTGCATGAAGTACTAGGTGTTGGTTCGTTAACTGACAAACCTCGTAAAGGACTTAGAAAGAATGGTACAAAATATTTAATGCAATACAGATGGCGTTGCACTTTTAGAGACGCGTATTACGTGTGTTGTTTACTCTTTCCCTACGCTCATACTAAATTAGGTAAAATACAACAAGTCATAGATCATTACAGTGATAAAAAAATATTTAACGACAACGTGGTAAATTTAAAACAATATAAAGAGGCAATGAATTTAGAATGACAAATACAGGAATAAAACCAGGGGATAAACTACAAGTTCAAACATATAATTGGGGACCTTGCGTTATTAGATTTAAAATAAAAGATCAATTAAAAAATCTATTAATACAAGAGGCAAAGATAAGCACTAAAGATTTTAGAGAAAATCTTGCAGGACAACTAGACAAAGAAGTAGGATATGGAGAAGAATCTAGAAATAAAGTTGTACCTTTTATTAGTCAATATCTGGGAGTTTACGATCAAATGTTTCAAAAGTATAGAAACAAACAGTACGAAAAAAAACCAGAATATTTTATGTCTTCTATGTGGGTAAACTTTCAAAGACAATTTGAGTTTAATCCACCACACGATCATGATGGTTGTTTAAGTTTTGTAATCTATTTAAGTATTCCAGATGAATTAAAAAAAGAACATGCAGCTTACAAAGGTAAAAGCGCTGGACCTGGAGGCATACAATTTTTATATGGTGATGGTCAAAGAGATTGTATAACTTATATGTCTCATTTTCCACAAGAAGGAGATATGTTTATTTTTCCTGCATGGTTAAAACATTGGGTTTCTCCTTACAAATCTGATGTTGTCAGAGTGTCTGTTTCTGGCAACATACATGATTCTGCACCCCTTAATGCGATAAAAGAAAAGTCACTTCAATATACACCTGAAAGTGAAAAACATATAAAAG